CGGCGTGAAGGGCGTGCTGATCGGCAAATCCGGCATCGGCAAGACCTCGCAGTTGTGGACGCTCGACGCGGGCTCGACCCTGTTCCTCGATCTGGAAGCAGGCGATCTCGCGGTCGAGGATTGGGCCGGCGACAGCCTGCGCCCGCGCACCTGGAGCGATTGCCGCGACCTGGCGGTGTTCATCGGCGGCCCGAACCCGGCGCTGCGTGACGACCAGGCCTACAGCCAGGCGCATTACGACGCGGCCTGCGCGCGCTACGGCGATCCCGCGCAGCTCGCCAAGTACCACACGCTGTTCGTCGACTCGATCACCGTCGCCGGCCGGCTGTGCTTGCAGTGGAGCAAGGGCCAGCCGCAGGCGTACTCCGACAAGACCGGCAAGCCCGACATGCGCGGCGCGTACGGCCTCATGGGTCAGGAGATGATCGCGTGGCTGACGCACCTGCAGCACACCCGCGGCAAGAGCGTGTGGTTCGTCGGCATCCTCGAAGAGAAGATCGACGACTTCGGTCGCCGCATCCTGCAGTTGCAGATCGACGGCAGCAAGACCGGACTGGAACTGCCGGGCATCGTCGATGAAGTCGTCACGATGACCGAGATCGCCGCCGACGACGGCACGGCGTACCGCGCGTTCGTCTGCCACACCCTCAATCCGTGGGGCGTTCCGGCCAAGGACCGTTCCGGTCGCCTCGATCTGATCGAGGAACCGCACCTCGGTCGCCTGATGCAGAAGATCGCCGGCAGCGCACGTCCCGCGCTCGAACGGCTCGACTTCACGCGCCCCGCGACCACGACCACCCCTTCGCACGCGCCGGCCATGGCCGCGCAGGAGACCCCATGACCGTCTGGAACGATTTCAACGACGCAGAGCAGCAGCAGACCTTCGACCTCATCCCCAAGGGCACCGTCGCCTGGGTGCGGATGACGATCAAGCCCGGCGGCTACAACGACCCGAGCCAGGGCTGGACCGGCGGCTGGGCGACGCGCAGCGACGAGACCGGCGCGATCTACCTGGCCTGCGAATTCGTGGTGCTGGAAGGCCCGTTCGCCAAGCGCAAGCTCTGGTCGAACATCGGTCTGCACAGCAGCAAGGGACCGACATGGGCGGGCATGGGCCGCAGCCTGCTGCGCGCCATCCTCAACTCCGCGCGCAACGTGCGGCCGGAGGACAACAGCCCGCAGGCCGCCGCCGCGCGTCGGATTCAGGGATTCCACGAACTGGAGGGCATCGCCTTCGTCGCGAAGATCGAAGTCGAACGCGATGGCCGCGACGAATTGCGGAACATCATCAAACAGGCGGTGGAGCCCGGCCAGCCCGACTATCCGCCGGGCGCACCGCCCGCGGCCGGTGCGGCGGCCCGTGTGGCCACGCCGGCCACGACGCATGCAGGGCCGGCGGCTCCGACCGGTCGCCCGACGTGGGCGCAGTAAGGCGCGCACGTGCGGTGCTGGGCCTGCGGCCAACCGGCACGCGGGTTCGGTCACCTTGACCTGAGACACCCGCCCGCCGATCCACGGCGTTACCCGCACCGCTGGGCGTTCTGCTCGACGCGCTGCCAGGACGCCTTCCACCAACTCTACGACACCCGCCGCCGGCACCAGCCGGCGGCGCTGGAGGAGCTTGTTCCCGTGACTCTGCCCTTGTCCCCCGATGCCCAGCGCGCCTGCCTGCTCGCGCTCGGCAACGCCGCCGACGCGGTCGGCTTCGCCGTGCCGCTGTCGCAGTACTCGCAGCGGCAGGCGCTGCACGTGATCGACGCGGTGATCCACGCCTACGAACGCCAGCAGCACCAACACTCGCGCGCGCTGCGCGGGCTGCCGCCGCTGGACGATTTTGAAGATTCCGACATCCCCTTCTGAGGCCGACCGATGCTGGATTTCAACTCATCGTCGACCGAGTCCGGACGGCTCGAGTATCTGATCGACATCGGCCTGCAGCAGGCGCGCGCGGCTGAGCCCAAACGCACCTACCTCGGCGCGTCGCGCCTGGGCGTCGAATGCACGCGCGCGCTGCAGTACGAGTACGCCGACGCGCCGGTCGATGCGGGGCGCGACACCGACGGCCGCATGCTCCGCATCTTCGAGCGCGGCCACGTGCTGGAGGAGCGCATGGTCGCGTGGCTGCGCGGCGCCGGCTTCGATCTGCGCACCCGACAAAACGACGGCACGCAGTTCGGCTTCTCCGCGCTCGACGGCAAATTGCGTGGCCACGTCGATGGCGTCTTCGTCGCCGGCCCGGAAGGCTACGCCTACCCAGCGCTCTGGGAGTGCAAATTCCTCGGCGCCAAGGCCTGGCGCGACCTGGAGAAAAACCGGCTCGCCGTCGCCAAGCCGGTCTACGCCGCGCAGGTCGCGATGTACCAGGCGTATCTCGATCTGCACGCCCACCCGGCGCTGTTCACCGCGATCAACGCCGACACGATGGAGGTCTACGCCGAGCGCGTGTCCTTCGACGGCCACCTCGCGCAGCGCATGTCCGATCGCGCGGTGCAGATCGTGCTCGCCACCGATGCCGGCGAGCTGCTGCCGCGCAGCTTCTCCGATCCCACCCACTTCGAGTGTCGCTTCTGCGCATGGCAGGACCGCTGCTGGAGATCCGCATGACCCCCGATGTCCTTCCCGATTTCAACGAGCCGATGGTCGCCGCGCGCGCCGCGCATCAGGCGTTGTGCATTCCGATGCAATGGCTCAACAACAAGGTCCAGCGCCGCGCGCGCGGCGTGCCGCACTACCGCATCGGTCACCTGGTCCGGTTCCGCCTGGGCGAACTGGAGCAGTGGCGCGATCGCCACGCGGCCGTCGTCGCGCCGCGGCTTGAACAGGCCGATGCCGCAACGGTCGTCGTCTCACCTCCGCCGGTCGCCACGGATTTCAACGGCGTGAACTGGCACCGTCGCGAAGGGCTTGCTGAGATCTTCGTGCGTCGTCACGGCAACGACTGCCGCTACAGCGCGCGCCTGCGAAGTTGGTTCGTTCGCACCGATCAAGGCTGGCGTTGGGACGACACGCTTGCCGTGTTCGACCGGGTGCGCGGCCTTTGCCGTGAAGCCGCTGATCGCGCCAGGACAGAACAGGCAAGGCGCTGGTTTGCCAGCGCCACGACGGTCGCGGCCGTGGAGCGGATCGCGCGCCTGCGCGCGGATGCGATGCCGACCGGTGGGGAGCGCGCGCAGTGACGCATCCGTCTTTGGACTTCAACGATGTCCCGCAGGCTGCCGCGCCCGCGCATTTGCAGGACGACTCGCGCGAGGCGATCCGCGTCGAGCTGATCGCGCGCCTGGAGGCGGTGCTGACGATGCTGTATCCGGCCGGAAAATCGCGCCGAGGCAAGTTCATCATCGGCGATGCGCTCGGCAGCCCTGGCGACAGTCTCGAAGTGGTGCTGACCGGCGAGAAAGCCGGGTTGTGGACCGACCGCGCCGACGGCAACGGTGGCGACATCTTCGACCTGATCGCGGCGCATTTCCGGATCGACGTACACGCCGAGTTTCCGCGCGTGCTGGAGGAGGCGGCTCGCCTGTTGGGGCGCGCGTCCGCGACGCCGATCGCGAAGCCGAAAAAGACCCCGCCGATGGACGATCTCGGCCCGGCGACCGCGAAGTGGGATTACCTCAATGCCGACGGTCAGCTGATCGCGGTGGTCTACCGCTACGATCCGCCGGGCGGCAAGAAGGAATTCCGGCCGTGGGATGCGAAGCGTCGCAAGATGGCGCCGCCGGAGCCGCGTCCGCTGTATCACCAGCCGGGCATCGCGACCGCGGACACGGTGGTCCTGGTGGAAGGCGAGAAGTGCGCGCAGGCGCTGATCGACGCCGGTATCGTCGCGACCACGGCGATGCACGGCGCGAACGCGCCGGTCGACAAGACCGACTGGTCGCCGCTGGCCGGCAAGACGGTGGTGATCTGGCCTGACCGGGACAAGCCGGGCTGGGACTATGCCGATGCCGCTTCGCACGCGATCCTGGCAGCGGGGGCGCGCTCCTGTCGCATCCTGTATCCGCCCGAAGACTCGCCGGAGGGGTGGGACGCGGCCGACGCGATCACCGACGGTTTCGACATCGACGGCTTCCTGCGCGCAGGTGCCTGCCTGCCGGTCGCGCCGCAGGCGCCCGCGGTGGATTTCTCGGGATTGAACTGGCGTAACGACGACGGGCTCGCGTCCGCGTTCACGCGCCGGCACGGCGACGACTGGCGCTATTGCGCGGCCTGGGGCAAATGGTTCGTCTGGACCGGGCAGCGCTGGAACGAGGATCGCACGCTCGGCGTGTTCAATCTGGTGCGCCACGTCTGCCGGGATGCTTCCCAGCGCGCGGACAAGCCGAGCGACCAGAACAAGCTCGCCAGTGCGGCGACCACCGCCGCCGTCGAGCGGTTTGCGCGCAGCGAACCCACGCATGTGGCCGTTCCCGAAGAATGGGACGCCGATCCGTGGGCGTTGAACACCCCCGGCGGGATCGTCGATCTGCGCACGGGGCGCATGTCCGCACATCATCGCGGCGCGCGTCAGACCCGGCTGGCGACGGCCACGCCTCGCGGCGAGTGTCCACGTTGGCGGGCGTTCCTCGGCGATGTGACCGGCGGCGACGCCGATCTGCAGGCGTACCTGCAGCGGATGGCCGGCTACTGCCTCAGCGGATCGACCAGCGCGCACGCCCTGTTCTTCCTCTACGGCACCGGTGCGAATGGCAAGTCGGTGTTCGTGAACGCGCTCTCGACGATGCTCGGCGATTACGCCGCCAACGCGCCGATGGACACGTTCATGGAGGCGCGCGGCGACCGCCATCCCACGGATCTGGCCGGACTGCGCGGCGCGCGCTTCGTCGCCTCGATCGAGACCGAGCAGGGCCGGCGCTGGAACGAATCGAAGGTCAAGGCGATCACGGGCGGCGACAAGGTCTCTGCGCGGTTCATGCGCCAGGACTTCTTCGAGTACACCCCGCAGTTCAAGCTCGTCATCGCGGGCAACCACAAGCCCGCCATTCGCAACGTCGACGAGGCGATGAAGCGACGTCTGCACCTGATTCCGTTCACTGTGACGATTCCGCACGAACGCCGCGACAGCAAGCTGACCGAGAAACTGCTCGCCGAGCGCGATGGCATTCTCGCCTGGGCGCTGGCCGGTTGCCTGCAGTGGCAGCGCACGGGCCTGCAGCCACCCGCGAGCGTGGTCTCGGCGACCGAGGAGTATTTCGAGGCAGAGGATGCGCTGGGGCAGTGGATCGAGGAGCGGACCTTCCAGCACGCGGAAGCGCGTGAAGGGACGGCGGAGTTGTACGGGGATTGGCGCGAATGGGCCGAACGTGCGGGCGAATTCGTCGGTTCGATCAAGCGTTTCTCGGAATTGCTGCTCGCCCGTGGCTTCAATCACACCCGGATGCATGGCGGAAAACGCGCCATCAAAGGGATATCGCTGCGCCCCAAACCCTACGCCCGCCACCACTCGGAATCCGCCGAACGGGAGGATGGTGACGTGTGGTGACTACCTTGCCGATTAACGCCTACACACGCGCGCACACGCACGTATAGGGACATTCCTGAAGGTCGTCACCTTCCGTCACCGCGCCCTTCGATCCCCATTTCAGAGCCCAACACACGTCATGACCAAGACCCTTCTCGCCCTGGACCTGGGCACCACCACCGGCTGGGCGCTGCGCACCTCCGATCGCCGCATTGTCAGCGGCACCCACTCCTTCAAACCGCAACGCTTCGAGGGCGGCGGCATGCGCTTCCTGCGCTTCGTGCGTTGGCTGGACGAACTGCAGACGCTCTCGGGCGGACTGCGCCAGCTCGCGTTCGAGGAAGTGCGCCGGCATGCCTCCACGGACGCGGCGCACGCCTACGGTGGTTTCCTCGGCCAACTCACGGCCTGGTGCGAACAACGCCAGATCCCGTACCAGGGTGTGCCCGTGGGCACGATCAAGAAGCACGCCACCGGCAAGGGCAACGCGAACAAGGACGCGATGCTCGACGCGGTCCGGGGCTGGGGCTATGCCCCGGTCGACGACAACGAATCGGATGCGCTCGCGCTGCTGCACTGGGCCATCGCGCAGGAGTGTTCGGCATGACCGTATGGACGTTCGACGAGGTCGAGCACCGCTTCCACGAAGCCGCGGCGACGTCGTTCCGGTTGCCCGCCGCGCGCGTCGCCGGCTACGTCAGCCTGTGGCCCGAGATCGCACGCCAGTCGTGGGAGGGCTATGCGGACGAGCGGATCGTACTGCGCTTCCCGGCTACGCCTGCGGCGGTCGATCGCCTGGCCGAGACCACGCAGTGGCTGCAATGGCTGAGTGTCGAGCAGCGCAAGCTGGTGTGGGCACGCGCCCGGTACGTGCCGTGGCGCGCGATCTGCGCAGCGCACCACTGTTCCAAGCCCACCGCGTGGCGGCGCTGGCGGCACGCGCTCACGGTGATCGTGGTGCAGCTCAACGGCCAGCCGCCGCGCATCGTGGAAGCGATTGCGCAACGTGACGCGACGTAAAGCAATCGAACGCAAGCGCGCGCGCTGGATCGTAAAACCACACGAAAAACGCTGAAACACTTCCCCCTGTTGCAGGGTATCTTTTGTGCCACGGTGGTCATGCGTCCTGAAGCGGCACGCTTCGGACGCGATGGCGACCCACTAGGTCCGTTGTAGACCCACAAGGTCTACGGGTCCTCCCTGCGCCCCGGTGAGAGCGGGCGGCAGAGCCGCAGAACCCCGCTACCGTCTGACTGCAAACCGAGGTTTGCGCCGTTTGCAGGGGTTTGGTGTGCCACGAATGCATCCAGTGGCGGATTTGTTGGATGCAATGCTGTACGAGAGATGAGGGTAGGCCCCTCGGAGGCAGTGTCCAGACGCGGCCTTCAAACCGCCTTGAGCTGCGGCCGTTAAGAGCGGTGGTGGTGAGCGTCAAGGAAAAGGCGGTGGTGCAAACCACGGGTGCAAACCCGGCAGGTTTGCACCGCAAACCGTCAGGTATGGGTGACGAAGATGAACGAAAGTGAATTGCCATTGAAGTGTCGAAAGCAATCAGGCGATGTCGAAACCGCGAAAGCAAACCGTCGCGCGACAAGCCCAGCGGGAGTCTGGCGACTGGCTGGGCGGCATCCGGCATGTAGGCAGTATGATCGTCACACAGGCTCTGGTACGGAACGTGGGAACCTGTCGCCCCGATGCCAAGGGAGCGGCGCGAAGCAGCAGCACTGCGAGCGCCTGAGTACCGATGCGGGGCACAGGGGCAGATGGCCCCGTAGTAGTGATGAAGCGCCTGTAATGGGCGTGGAGCGAAGGGGGTCAGTCGTTGTGGTTGACTTGTCGGCCAACCGAGCCATCGGGAGGAGCCCATGAGTCAGCCGAAGCCGTTTGCGATTTCCAAGCGGAACGTTTGGGAAGCGTACAAGCGGGTCAAAGCCAACCGTGGCGCGGCAGGCATCGATGGTCAGTCGGTAGCGGAGTTCGAGCGGAACCTGCAAGGGAACCTCTACAAGCTCTGGAACCGGCTGGCATCGGGCAGCTACATGCCGCCTGCGGTGCGGCGCGTCGAGATACCGAAAGCGTCGGGCGGAACGCGACCGTTGGGGATTCCCACGGTGGCCGACCGCATTGCGCAGATGGTGGTCAAGGACGCGCTGGAGCCGATCTTGGAGCCGCGCTTTCACGCCGACTCCTACGGCTACAGGCCGCGCAAATCCGCGCACGACGCCCTGACGGTCGCCCGGCAGCGATGCTGGCGATCAGACTGGGTATTGGACGTGGACATCAAGGGGTTCTTCGACAACATCGACCACGCCCTGATGATGAAGGCAGTGCGAAAGCACACCGACTGTAAATGGACGCTGCTCTACATCGAGCGGTGGCTGACCGCGCCGGTACAATTGCCGGACGGAACGCAACAGACACGCGACAAGGGAACGCCGCAAGGCGGGGTTATCAGCCCTCTGCTGGCCAACCTGTTCCTGCATTATGCCTTCGATACGTGGATGGCGAAGCACTTTCCCGCCATCGGTTTCGAACGCTATGCCGACGACGTGGTGATCCATTGCAAGAGCCTCAAGCAAGCGACTGAGTTGTGCGAGAGGCTCAAGGAACGCCTTGCGGCTTGCAAACTGGAAATGAGCCCGAGCAAGACGAAGATCGTCTACTGCAAGGATGGTGGGCGCAAAGGGCATTACCCGGAGTTCAGTTTCAATTTCCTGGGGTACACCTTCCGGCCACGGAAGGCGAGAACCAAGGAAGGGGTGACGTTCCTGAGTTTCCTGCCTGCGATGAGCCCGAAGGCGGCCAAAGCGGTTCGCCAGCAAGCACAGGATTGGAAACTGTATCGGCGCCCGCACATCTCCCTACCGGAGATTGCGGCGTGGATCAATCCAATATTGCGCGGCTGGATGAGCTACTACGGACGCTTTTACCGCTCGGCGCTGTATCCAGTGATGGCGTACATTGATCTGCTCTTGGTGAAGTGGGCGAAACACAAGCTCAACAGGCTGCGCGGCAGCATGCGACGGGCGACGGAATGGCTGGGGCGCGTGCGCCGCAGGCAACCGGGTCTGTTCGCACACTGGCGCTTCGCACACGCACGATAGACGGTTCAACGACAAGAGCCGTATGACGGGAGACTGTCACGTACGGTTCTGTGGGAGCGCAGGGGGGAAGTTCCCCTGCGCCACCCGATCAGCCGCAGGTTTGCACGCCCCAGCGAATTTCTTCTCTCCAACCCACCGGCCATTGCGTTCGCGTTCCCCCCTGTTCCCGGGCGCGATGGTCGGTGGGCTCTTTTTCGAGTCCACGATGCCCCACGCCCTCACCGTCGAGACCCGCCGGGTCGAGGCGCTGATTCCCTACGCGAAAAATCCGCGCACGCACAGCGACGCGCAGATCGCAAAGATCGCCGCGAGCATCGTGGAATTTGGCTGGACCTCGCCGCTGCTCGTGGACGGCGAGAACGGCGTGATCGCCGGTCACGGCCGGCTGCTCGCTGCGCGCCGGCTCGGCATGACCGAGGTGCCGGTGATCGAACTGGCGCACCTGAGTGCGGCGCAGAAGCGTGCGTTGGTGATCGCCGACAACCGCATCGCCCTCGATGCCGGCTGGGATGAGGCGCTGCTGGTGCTGGAACTGGCCGACCTCGCCGAGGTCGGTTTCGACCTGGACATGACCGGCTTTACCGCCACCGAGATCGAGCGACTGCTCGACCTGGTGGAAGACGGCGACGTCCCGGGCGAGGTCCCCGTTGACGATCCGTCGCAGGATGCGGAACAGGCGAACGACGGCGCCGTCGGCGATAACGGGAACGACGTGGATGCCGCCGATGACGCGGGCGATGAAGCCGCGTCTTCCGAAGCGGCAGACACGCCGGTGACGCGCGTCGGCGACGTCTGGTGCATCGGCGCGCACCGGCTGATCTGCGGCGATGCCGCCGATCCGGCGATCGTCGCCGCCCTCATGCAAGGCGAGACGGCACACCTGTGCATCACCTCGCCGCCCTATGCCCGGCAGCGCGACTACGCCAGCGGCGGGATCGGCGACTGGGATGCGCTCATGCAGGGCGTCTTCGGCGCGGCGCGCGCCGCCCTGCGCGAGGACGCACAGCTGCTGGTGAACTTGGGCCTGTTCCACGACGACAACGAAGTGCAAACGTACTGGGACGGGTGGGTCGCGTGGATGCGCGCGTCCGGCTGGCGCCGCTTCGGCTGGTACGTCTGGGACCAGGGACCGGGCCTGCCGGGCGACTGGCGCGGACGCCTCGCGCCCAGCTTCGAGTTCGTCTTCCACTTCAACCGCAGCAACCGCAAGCCCAACAAGACCGTGCCCTGCAAGTTCGCCGGGCAGGACATCCACCTGCGCGCCGATGGTTCGTCCACGACGTTCCGTGGCAAGGACGGTCAATCGCTGGGCTGGGCACACGCACACCAGCCGACGCAGGCCATGCGGATTCCGGATGCAGTCATCCGCATCATGCGCCACAAGGGCAAGCTCGGCCGGGGCATCGACCATCCGGCGGTGTTCCCGGTCGCGCTGCCGACGTTCCTGATCGAAGCGTATTCGGATGCGGGCGCGCTGGTGTACGAACCCTTCGGCGGCAGCGGGACTACGCTGATCGCCTGCGAGCGCACCGGGCGCGTCTGCCGGGCGGTGGAGATCGCCGCCGGTTACGTCGACGTTGCCATCGAGCGCGCGCGGCAGCAGTTGCCCGGGATCGCGATCACGCTGGAGGCGACCGGGCAACCGTTTGATGTGGTCGCCGCCGAGCGCCGTAGCGGTAAGCGGGTGGCGGCATGAACGTGGATGCCGAGCATCGGACAACGCAAGCGATACCGATCGAAAATGTGCGCGGCATCGCAAGTGATGTTGTAGCACAGTGGCGCGCGATCGGCTTGGACCCCTGCTACGAAGTTTCAGGCAACGCTGCAAAAGTCCCCGCGCGCCCATTTTCTGCGGCAAAATTGAAGCATGAGCAACCAGCGGACGCTTGCAATGGCAGAAGATCAAGGTTCTGGCTTCGCGTGCTACGCGAAGCCGACGCG